CTATCTCTTCTGCCATCTGGTGAAGGAGCCTCTTATCTTGGTGGAGCAGGACGAAGTCGTCGCAATAGCGGATGTAGTGCCTGATTCTCAGTTCATGCTTCAGGAACTGGTCTAGCTCGTTCATGTAGAGGTTGCCGAGCCATTGGCTTGTGTAGTTCCCAATCGGCACGTTCTTGCCTCCCGGAATGCTGTAGATGATGTCCTCTAGGAGCCAGAGAATGTCTGGGCACTTGATTTTTCTCCGGACAATTCCAAAGAGGATGTCATGGTCTATCGATGGATAGAACTTCCGGATATCCATCTTCAGGCAATAAGCTCCTGGGCCGGCCGCTCTGATGAAGTCCATAGTCCTTCGACTTGCGGCATGAATCCCCTTTCCTGTCCTACAGGCATACGAGTCATGGATGAACAGGCCGCTCCAAATGGGCTCAAGCACGTTCATTAAGGCGTGCTGCACCACCCTATCCGGATTGAAAGGCAGCTTATAGATGATCCTCTTTTTTGGTTCATAGATCATCTTCTCGGTGTATGGCGATGTGGTAAAGGTCTTCTCAATCAGAGAGTCCCTTATATCGAAAATGTTCTCATCCAGATCATCATCGAACCGGCTGATAGTATTCTGCCAGCTCTTGCCTTTTCGGGCCTTTCGGTAGGCTAGAAAGATATTATCTAGCTCAATTATCTTCTCGAAAAGGCAGCCGTGACGTTTCATGTTGATTTTTGAGATAGGCAACGTTCCCGCCAGGTACTAGCTGCCCATCTCCTCCGTTGTGTGTTTTGCCTGTTCTAAGACAAGGTTAGCGAGTCCAGCCAGGAGTTGCTCTCCGCGCTTTTCCTGGATCTGTGCAAGTGCGACTGCTGATATTCGAATTCGTATTCCACTGCCAATAATTCGCATTCCGATACTGCGAACCCGCATTAGCTGCATTCGTCCAATTTCCGCCTGCGTACAGCTTAACTCGCCCAACCTGTAACAGATGTTGTTACCATAACTTTCGACTTCCGACTAGGCGGGCTCCGCGCAAGAGCGACCGCCGACAACCGAACCCGCACCCCACCGCCAAAAAGCCGCACTCCGACACCGCGAACCCGCACCAGCCGCACCCGCCCAACCTCCGCCCGCGCACAGCTTAACATCGCCATAGGTTCCTTGCTTGTAGATGCTGCCCTTCGCTCCGGGCAGATCGTAATAGCCGAGTGCCGCCCCACCCAATAGTGCGAGGTCGATTGTTCCGTTTGCTGATGTCGGGGAAATGAACTCCAGCCGCTCATCCGATGCATCATCGTAATGTATGGCTACTCCTAGCGATGATGCTGTTGCTGAATGGGTTATCTGGAGAGCAAATGCCGGGTTATTACTGGATACAAACGAATTCTTGCCACGAGCCATATTAGCCAGGATTCTGGCAGGCTGAGTTGCATCTTCATCGAAATAGATCTGAGTAGATCCAGTCGCTGCGTCGGTGTCGTGCTTAACCAGGATCTTGTAATCCGTTCCCAACGTCAGCCACTTATCCACGGCATCATTGGCCATGTTGCAGCACAGGTACGGCTCACCATTTGCAAGGAACTTAGCGTAGATCGGATTCCCGCCAGGGCTGGCAGCGTGGTAGACCGTGGCCGTTTTGGTTGCTGCCGCCACCGACCCATCAGGATCGAACCTATATGATTGAGTCCTGAGCCACTGATTCATTGCCCCGCAGCAATCTTCGCAGCCAATGTTGCTGATCATCCTCCGGCTGGCCGTGTCGAGATGGCCGCCGGTGGTGACGGGATCGGCAGATCCGGCAATGTTGGTTTCTTCGTTGCTGCCAGCAGCTATGGCCTGAAATTCGTCATCTTCCAGCATCCGGCAGCCGATCGCGGCGAAGTCGTCCGCGAAACTCATCCAGTCTCGTGTATCTGAGATCGTGGCCCCGTTGGCGGAAGCCGTGCTCGACCCGGTACCGCTCGCAAGATAGAGGGCGACCCAAATCTTAGGGCCTGCCAGTGTATCGAAGTCCGTCTTCCCGGCCCAGACCATACCGGCTTGCAACCCGGCTGACCTATGGGAAAGGTCCCAGCAAGACCTGGGGATGATATCTCGTGTCAGGTAGCCGGTGAGAGGATGGCCGCTGATGGTCCCAACGTCCGCACATTCGCAGTGGAACCCGCCGATCTTTCTTGAGTTGTCTGCCGTATAGCCAGCTGGATACGTAGTTGCCGCCGAAAGTAATATCACTGGCACATAACCGCTCACGGGGACGCAGGCATAGATATAGAAGTCCTTGCCCGCGCGGTTGGCGGGGGTAGCATACTGCGAATCGTCCCAATTGGCTGCAGTGTCCAGGTCCAGCTCGACGGCGGCGGCCAGCTCATAGGAGTGGTTCCCAGCTCCCCCGACATTCACGATCAGGTGGCTGGGGGATACGAGCGTTCTCCGGTCGGCTGCCGTGCTGCTGCCCTTGTTTTTCCACATTCTATTGCGATTGTAATACGCATCTTGCCTCCCAGGGAGGCGATTCAGGAACGTCATAAAATCACCATCTTCAGATTCGTTGTAATATTCAGCCCAAGCCGATTCGTCTGCTTCATCGCAATCAGGCAGCCCTAGAACAAGATCGACACTGAACCTTTTTCGACATATAGGGCAATCACAAGTTGAAGCATCTTCGCCCGGATCGACATCATACGGCAGAGTATGCCCATTGGGGCAGACGACATCTGCCCCTATCAGAATACTTGCCTCAAAATCAATTCCACACACAGGGCAATGATACGATCCGGTTGCCATTCATGCCTCCTGGCTTATGGGGTGTCGAGCTCTTCGGCGATTATTTCGAGAAGAGCAGTCATGTCATCGATCTTGGATAGCATAGTGGCGTCGGTGACGCCACCCGCGGCGGCGCTGGCGACTAAGTCTCGAAGATACTGAGTGTCCGTTGAGCGATCCCCTGGTTCCACTGCCATAAAACACCACCCTTTATTTATCCGGCTTCGCTTCTTCCAGATTTACTTCTTCGTAATCCTGCGGGGATTCAAGAACACGTTTGAGGGTGGCTGGATCAGCCACCTCCCAAACCGCGCCAGTTCGCGTGTTCTTGAACTGTCTGGTGGTTTCGGCCATCTATGTCACCTTCAGGATTGCCATCTTTCCCGTGACCATGTAACTCCCCACATTTATGTATCCAGTACTGTTCAAGAACCGAGCGCTTTCCAGTGGGCCCACAATCACGGTTCCGGCTCCAAGCATGTCATCCATTGTTAGGGTTAGGTTGCCGATGCCGGACCTGAATGCAGGCGGGTTATCTCCGGCCATCACGTTCAGGACGTCCACGGTTGGATCGGTGACGTCCCAGGAAGTGACATTCACGAGCAGGAAATAGTCATATGCACCATCTACCGCGAAATTGCAGGTGGAGCCGTTCCCAGCGATGTTCGTCCATGCGGCCGACATTCTGCTCCAGTCGTTTGGATCGGTCAAGGAGACCGGTGTCATGGTCGTATACGTTGCTCCGGCCAGCCCCAACAGGAGCATGGCCGCCAGAAGAGAGAGTAATATCTTTCTCATAAAATCACCTAGAAATTACAGGTCATGACACCAAGATAGTCCGGCTGTACCACTTTCGCTCCGTAGAGGTTGTGGCCGCGAACGATATCAGCGAACTGCTTCTGGTGCCGGATAGACTCGACCATCGCTATCTGATCTGCGAAAGATATAGCCTCAGACGTGCCGAAAAGGATCTTATACTTCGCCCCAGCCACGTTGGGTACATTGTGGCTTACGAATAAATCAAAACCAGCTAGGTGCCCAATTCGGCCAGTCGTTGCAATCGTGTTGCCGACCTGTGGAGCGGAAGCACCTGAGACGTGCAGCTCCTTGATTGCGAGTGCTTCCATGGCGGGAGGTATGATCATCCAGCGGCCATTAGTCGGCACAAGCGAGTCGGATAGTTTCCGGCCACAGTCGACAATAAGATTAAAGACGTTGCTGGCATCATTGGCCGTGGCATTGGGCGACTTGGGGCTAGCATCCGATCCGACCAAATTGGCGGCGCTTGCATCCGTATATAGAGATGCAACGTACTGGTCCATCTTGTCCTGCATCCGGTAGGCAGCCTTTTGCATCATGGGAGTGAGGAAGTTTCCTGCCGCCTGCTTTTTCTGCTTATCGGTGACCAGGAAGCGGAATGCCTTGTCTTCCGTGATCTCAAGCAGCGTGTCAGCATCGGTTGGGGGG